AACAGCGCTTCGTAGGCAGTTGCCAACGGAGCTACGCCACTGAGGCCAATAGATACGCCTTGCGGGGTCGTATACCCCGGCGCATCCGAGCAGTTACGGATGTAGTTGTTGCTAATCTCCAGCGGACCCATGCCGTTCGTCGAGTTGATAAACGTTGCAACACCGGAACCAAAGCCTGTGATTGCGTTATCGCGGATTGTGATGTTGCGATGCTCGTTGCTGGCATTGCCTTGCGGCGTGATCAAGATTCCAACAGACGGAATCGTTGCGCCAGACTTTGAGCAAAGGTTGTTGCTGATCTGCACGTTCTGGATGCGATAGAACGATGCGATCTGGAAAGCAGCCTTGAATGTCGGCAACGTGCCGGTCGTTGTGGTGTCGTCTATCAGAACCGTATTACCTTCAATCAACACACGGTTAATCTCTGTTTCAACTGCGCTGCTGCGGAAGAAGTCAATCGCATACCACTTGACCGGAGAGAACGTGTTATTGGAAATAATGATGTTGGCGGCTTGTGACGTGGTATTTGACGCAACCCACATGCCTTGCCAGTAATTGCTTACAAGGTTGTTGGTAAAGCGCTGGTTAGCACCGTGTACCTCATAAGCAACGAGAGTTCCGCTGTTGCCAGAAATTCCGTTTGGAAACATCGTGTCTGCGGTAAAAATGTTATTTTCGCAAATAACATTGTCAGCCCAAGCGTAGATACTGCTGTGGTCATCGGTGTCGATACCGTTGTTTTTGAACAAGCAGTTCTTAATAACCCAGTTTTTAGAGAGAGTCAGTCCGACCGTATTTGTTTGCTGGGTAACAATGCAAGACTTTCCTGCCGTATTGAGGAACTTACAGGAATCAATATGCACATCATCTGCTCGAGCAGCCACACCACCGATCGTTCCGGTAATGTGGATGTGCGCTTGGTTATACCGATACAAAGTAAACACAGGCGCGGTTGGAGCAATGCGGTTGTTCAACCCGTTCATGTCCATAGTCAATCCGTAGAAACGGATATTCGAGACAGGCACATTCGAGAAGAACATCGCCACCCGCTTCGGAGCAGCCAGCGTCGAGACATTATCGGCAAGCTTGAGAACTGCACCGACGTCTCCGTAGAGACACATATTTGATGGAATGACGAAAGCCACCGTCATAGGGCCTTCGCCAAGTGGAGTACCCTCCCAGTCCTTCAACGTCGCCGGGACGATACGGTAGGTGCCAGCGGGGAAGTAAACAGTACGTCCAAGCGTAGCGCCCGCGTTAATAGCCGCTTGAATAGCAGCTGTGTCGTCAGTCACTCCATCGCCTACCGCGCCGTATGCCTTAACATTTAAGAAATTTTCTGCAGGCACCCGATCGTTAATTGCGTCGATAACCGACTGCGCAGTTACGCGCAGTTCTACAATACTACCAGCGGGGATCGCTTGAGCCGCCGTTCCCTCTTGAGCACGGACAACAGTCAGAATGTCTCCGCTCTTAGCAGTACACTTAACAATCTCAGGCGCACTACTACCATTGGCTACGGTTAAATAGAAATAGTCTCCTCCCGTTATCGTCGGGAAGTTAGCGCCAGTTCCGGCTTTTAGTACCAAAGCTGTATCGCTAGAACTAGCAGCTATAACTGTAGTAGCAAACGCGTTATTCTTAAGAAGAACACTCATAATCAAACTCCAAACCGCTGCATTTGCGCGGTCATTACACCGCGCATATTACCGAGGTTAGCTCGGGCACGGCGTTCGGAAAGTTGAAAGATAAACTGCTTTGCGTGATACGCAGCTAGCTCACGATCAGACCAATTAGTGTTAGGCAGCACAAGCAGATGCTGCAACGCGTTGTGCGTAATCACATCCTCGAGTTCATCGAAGATGATCTCATCCATACCAGTTGAATTACGCTTCGGCTTTAATGCGTAGAACATACGCATCGTGTACGCCTTGGCTTGATCCGGCAACGGTAAAATAATGTACTTATCCGGTGTCAACTGACAGATTGCTCGAGGATCAGTAGCCTCAGCAACGGCTGAATCTGGAAGTACACTGCTCCCATTCCCGTTGTACTGAGAGTTGTTGTATTGGTTAGAATTGAACGAATTCGACTGCGAACTCAACCACACAACGTTTGGATCAACCCCGCTGTAGAGGTCAGCCCAGTATGGAAACTGGTATAACGCCTGTTCCAACGTCAGTTTCTGCAACGGCGCATCATTTACGATAGCGTCGAAGACAACATGCACGTCAGTATTAGTAGGCTTATTATACAAGTATTCATACACGCCCGGCGTCAAGTTATATGTGGGCTGCACCCAACGCCAAGCCAGACTGCGCTCGCACGCGCGAATAGCCGCATCCCGAATGTACTGAATCATGGTGGGTTGCGGACAGCCCGGAACACTCGGGCTGATCTTCGGCACTAGCGATGCGTATGTACGGTCGGCCATTAGACCACCTGCCTCGGATCAAGTCCGCCTTCTTCAGTATCCGTAATAGCGCGGGACTGTAGCCCCACCCCGAGACTCTGCGTAAACGAATCGAAAAACAATTTCGCACGTCCAGAGTTGACATGCTCGTTATCGACCGACTCAGCCAGATAAACCGTGCCATCCACAACGGTCGACAGGTACGAGTCCGGTAGCAGTGCAACCGTCTGCCCAAGTGTATAGGCAGGAGGCGACTGAATGTATTCTGCAGTCAGTTGCGTGCCGGTAGTTGGGGCTGGGTACAGAAAAAAGCGATTAGGATTTCTAACATGCCGAACGTAATTTACCGGCGTGCCAGCAGCCTCGGCTACCCAACTCGGAGTAGACTGGTCTAGAGTATCCCGCGAAACTTCCGTGATAGCATTACCACCAACAACTTGAAATATCTCTACCAGTCTTACTGAATCAGACGGACAATTCTGCACTACCGAATTAGCAGTAGTCGGGATATTAGTAATAAGCGAGAAAAGGTCAGGACGCAGGATAGCCATCCGCTTGAGAGTCTGGTTGACGAACCCAAGCAGCACGGTGTCGCTATAACGCAACGGGGCCGACTCATCTTGAATCAGCCTACGAACTTCCGTGATTACGTCCTGTGGAGTCATTACGGTAAGCGCCTCGATGCGTCAGCCGCCAACTCAGGCGGAGTATACGTAGGCTCTTCCGGAATGTCATCTGTTGATAAGTCTAGGGTTCCTTTACGCTTGCGACCCCGCTTGGCCTTCTCAATAGCTTCCGGCTTGGCAAAACGCTCCGGGTACGCTTCTTCTTCGCTGACCTCCTCACATATAGGATTAGCCGCTAAGATTGCGTCCCACTCGTAGATCCAACCGTCGTTTCTGTTGCGAAGATACCGGGGCATTTTTACTTACCCTTACCCAACTTCTTCAGGGTCATAGCCAAGCGGGCGCGCTGACCCATCTTGCCCGGAGCCTTGGCAGCTTTGGCCAATTTACCGGCAGGAATGTTCTCGCCTTTCTTAACGCCCATTGCCTGACGCAGAGCGCCCGGCTTCTTGATTGCTTTCTGAATCCACTTCTCAGCCATGATTACTTCTTCCTTTTCGGCATGGCTTTCTTGGCCATATGCTTCTTACCCGGCATCATCGAGCCGTCCGGCATACGGTGCATGGGCTTACTTTGTTTGCCTTTCATCTTCATGTTACTTCTTCCTCTTTACGCCTGCTTCGCTAAGCGCGATAGCTATGGCTTGCTTGCGGTTCTTTACGAGGGGCGCCCGCTTAGGCCCTTTGGGATCACGTCCAGCGTGAAGAGTGCCGGACTTGTATTCCCGCATCACCTTAGAAATCTTCTTCTGCTGTTTGGTCATCGCCATTATTTTCGCTTCCCTGACGGAGACACCGGCCAAGACTGCCTTGCCGGACTGGTCTTTCTACTAGCCATCGACCGCTTCTCTGCGGCTGACATTCTGCTTGCGGCTTTGGCTGGTCGACACGCTGGGTAACTACGTTTGGACTTCTCAGAACCAGAACGCCCGCACGGTTTACCAGTCTTAATATCGACCCACTTCTCACCAAACCATTTACCAAGTCCGCCTTTACTTGCCACGCTTCACCCGGTTATCCGCTCCAGACCAACTGCCCCCTCGTTTCTTGTACTCTTTTGCTGCCCACGCATTAGCGTATGCGCTGGGATAAACATCGAACTTGCTTCGAGCCGCAGACTTAACTTTCGACCACAAAGCCTTGTTGTTCGGTATTGACTTAGCCATATCAGCAGTTCCACGCGCGCAACGACTTATTGATCCGACTGTTGGGATCATTAGCCGTCTTGGCACTTGTTAACTTCTTTTTCATTCCTTTCATCCTCGCGCAGAACGAATCACGGCGAGGGCCACCCTGAGGCTGCGGAGGTTTGAGTCCCGGCTTGCCGGGGTTTGCGCGGTTGTACGAAGCACGACCTTTAGCGTTAAGTCCGCCCTTTGGATCTTTGCCTTCCTTACGCTGCCATGCAGGTGATTTAGCCATTAGCCAATCCTCGTAACATTTATCAGGGCAGACGGAATTGCTGGAACCGCCGGTGGGCCAACTGCGGCAGCTGTATAGTCAAGCTTTACGTTGGCATTATCTACCATCACTACCGCCTCAATATATTGCCCAGCAGTGAACTGTTCCATACCAGTAATCGTAAAAATATGAACGCCGCTATCGGCTATTTTTGGAACGGCTAATTTGGTTGCCGAAGCAGCAATATCTGTCCCGTTTTTCCTAAACCAAATCGTTACAGCATGGTCGGTGCTATCTGCGTTGTACAGCTGCCCAGTAAATGAAATCTCGTAAACACCTGCAACAGTCATAGTAATTCGTGAGCTAGACGCTACTGAGATACCTACGTTAAACGGTGCAGACTGTGAGAACGTAACTACAGCCGGGGTATTCGCAGAGTACGTCTGGTCTACATCGGAATAAAAGAATCCATACGCAGCGTCAAACGTGCCATTAGTACCGATACCAAGGTTTGTTCTTGCAGCAGATGCAGTTGAAGCACCAGTGCCGCCATCGGCAATCGGAAGATCCGCGCTGAGTCCCGAGAGACCAACGCCAGTAATAGTGCCGCCAGTAATTGCGGCCTTCGAGAAACTTACCGTTCCGGTTCCATTTGGAGAAAGAACGATATTGCCATTCGTATTAGTAGACGAAACTGTATTTCCATCTAACTTAATGTTATCGACAGATACCGCGCCGGTGCTTACCTTCAGCGCAGTTGCAACGCCCGTTCCACCGTAAACGGTTTTTTCCGTAGCAGTCGGGCCACCATCAACATGCAACAGTTGATCGTAAGTGCTAGATACTGTGTTGCCGGTAAGATTGGTAGGCATTCGTAATCTCCAAAGAGGCAAGGGGGCTTACGCCCCCCGCCATATCACTATTACGACGGAGTGACCGCGTTAGTGCCGTCCGCATCAACCCAAGTTGAGTTGGCATTAGCACCAGTCGCAATCTTCAACTTGCTGTTGGTCGTATCAAAAACGATAGTTCCAGCAGCTTTACCCGACGTATTGACAGCATTACCGATGGCGGCAATCTCAGCAGCCGTGTTAGTGCGAAGCTGAATGTATCCAGCCGTAGCATCAACGTTGCCGGTAAGAGTGCCACCAAGCGTGCCACCAGAGATGGTCACGTCATACAACGTACCGCCTTGGACGGTAATGTTGTCTTGAGTTATACCACGATAAACACCCATGTTTCTCTCCTTAAGAGAGGGGGGCCGAAGCCCCCCACCCTAGTTTTTAGGCAGCGACGTTGGCCACGATGGCGAAAGCATTCACCACGCAGTCAGTCGGCACAGCCGTGTTAAGGAGAAGATCAATCGTGTCCGCCGAAGTCACGGCAGTCGGATTGGCGAGGTTCTCGATACCATAACCCAACGCATTCGAAGCAAGATCATTCGCATACGCGTTAGCAGCGGCAGGAGAGCCACCCGTGAAACCGAGGTCAAAGGTCGCGGTCGTGTTGGTCGACTCCACCTTCGTCACCTGCAGACCGGCCGAAAGAACGACCGAACCAGCGGGAAGAGCGATGACTTGCAGCGTATCGCCAGCGCCGAGTGCCGTAGCACCAGCAGCAGCACGAGCAGCCACAATCGCGGCAAAGTCCAACGAAACAGAGAACTTAGAGACTTCGGTCACATTGGCCGGGAACGACGCAGTTCCCTTATTAAAGCCAAGCGAATCAGTGTAATTAGCCATTTCTATTTACCCCTTCAATTAAGCAAGCGTGACGACGGCTTGAGCCAGAGCCTCACCCTTGACGACCTTGTAGCCATACACCTGAAGACCACGGACGATATTACCGAAAGTGGACTCAGAGCGAATGGTTTCCATGTTCGTCATCTGCGAAGCAAAGGTGAAACCCATCTTGTTACCGGCGATCAAGTTGAACTTGCCACCCGTATCGACCTTCAGATTGTGGCTCACGTACAGCGTGAAGCGATCCACCATTCCGAGGCGGCCGTTGCGAACAACAGACATGCTGTCGCCAGTCAACGAAGCGTCCTTCAACTCAGACTTCTTGATGAGACCAGCCATCTTGGCCGGGATCACAACGAAGCGATTCTGCTCAGGGCAGTTGGCTTCATCGAGAACCGTGCCGAGGTCAACGATCAGGTCGATCACCGACTTCGTGCCGCCAGCGCCATCCTTCGTCACAGAGAGCGGCGAACCGGTCGTGCCGAGGTTGAACGAAGCGGTCTGCTCACCAGCCGTGGCACCCTTATTCGTCGAAGCAATGCCGGTCAGGATGTCCGTGAGAACACGCTGGTCGATCTTGATCTTCATACGCTCAGAGGCGTCCTTCGTCCAAGTGTCCATCAGATTGATATCCGACTGAACCTTGTCAACATCGTCTTCCACGCAAGCGAAGTACTCGCCCTTGTCGATAACGAGTTGAATCTTCGGCTTGTCCGGATTCTCAACCGTCAGGGTCTGACCCTTCACGTAGTCGCGGATCGTGATTTCCGGCGTGGTGCGGATGTTAACCGTGTCACCATACTGGCGAATCTCGCCCTCGTAGTCCGTGTTGGAGATAGCAGCGAGAACCGTAGCATCGTAGAAGTTCTCGATGAGTTTGCCTGACCAAAGCTCAGGAATAAAGTTGCCGCTGTAATTCGGGCGGCCCGGTGCAACAGGATAAGACATTTTAAACTCCTTCTAATTACGCATTAAGTTGGATGCGATTCTCCCGCTGTGCGGCAAAGATATCGCGTTCGATACGATCGCGCTCCTGCTCTCTCCCTTTGTACTTACCGGATCGAACATCGTTAAAGAATTTCTGAATGTCGACCGGGGTATAAGTTCGAGCCTTGCTGGTTTGCGGAGTTCCCGAGTTCTTCGAACGTCCGGGGGCAACCTGCTTTTCCAGTTCGGGCGCAGTAACGCGAGCCTGTGTTTGAGCAACATTGGCTTGTCCATTACTCTCAAGCCAAGTGCGGAAGAAGTTTGCAACTCGCCGCGAATCAAGCGACCGTTGCGCATCTTCAAGGTACGTCTGGCGGCTAATGCCAGTCAGCGGGTCGATCTCCAACAACCAAGACTGGAAGTCTGCGTCGTCATTGACCTCACGCCAATTAGGAACGTTGCCAGCCAACTCAGCCCAGAACTGCTGCTCTGCCGAAACAGCCTGTCGTTGTGCGACAGCCTGAACCTGCGGAACCACATTCATCTGAAGCTGACTCAGCATCTTCTCCATCTGTGCGATACGCGAAGCGACGGAACCAAGTTCCTCGCGGGTAACTTTACGCATCACATCAAGCGATTCCCCGTACTCCTCGACGTCCTTGTCAGTGACAAGTTTCTCGACTTGTGTGGGGGCCTGAACAGCAGACTGCTGCGCAGAAAGGGAAGCAAGCAACTGCTCCATCTGTTGTATGCGGCTGTTGAGTTCTTTGTTCTGCTGGTGCAGACGCGGAACCTCAGCGTTATACATTCCTTGAAGCGTCTTGTATTTCTGCAAGACGGTTTCTTCCGGCACCTTTTCTTCACCAGCTTTTTGCTCAACTGCCGGTGAAGGAGCAGCACTGTTCGTTTCAGTATTCTCGTCGGCTGGGGCAGCTTCGGCGTTCTCAACGGGTGCAGAAGGCTCATCGGCAGGTCTGCCTGCTTCCTCCTGATTAGTGTTGAGTTGCTTGTAAAGCTCTTGAACAGCCTCGGACTGTTTACGAATTTGCTCTGGAAGGGCCATGTTTACGCTCCTATCGGTATGCGTTAATTAGACGGCGAGATCAAATCTTTGCCGCCAGATCAGGGGCATCTTTGGCAAACTTATAAAGTTCACCCAAAACTTGGCAGCGCCCCTGTGAGACTGCCGAGTTGTTAACTGCATTTGGGAGGTTCTCAAGCTCGTGCATACGCCAGTCGCTTAAGTACTGGAGAATCTCCGGGTACTGACGGACGGCCATAGCAACAGCCTTAATCACCTTGGGTTCAGGACGGATCATGCCGCCCTCCCGCTAGGGCCACGGACTGTCGTGGCTTCTACACCGCCTTTGGGAGAGCCGTCAGGTAGCGTGGGTGTTCCACTCTGAGGCTGCGCCGGTTGCTGCTCAGCAGCAAGGGCCATCGCCTGCGCTTCCACTCTAGCCTGATACGTTGCCTTTTCCCGAGACGGGACAACCTCATCAACATCCATCTGCAACCCCTTGGCAACTTCCCGAAGGATCGCTGCGCGTCCGTCGCGGCCAAGAATCTCGGCGTCGATCGGATTGGCGGTTGCATTGAGAAACTCGATTCTGCGGAGATTGACGGTTTCTTTGACCGCAAGGTTGACGGCACCCTTGGCCACAACCTCAACGTCTCCCTTGATGCTCTCGTCTTCGTCGTAGCGCATGTTGTAGATGAACTGACGCTCGACAATAGGCTTAACCACATCCATGTCGATGTGCATGACTACCTGACGGATACCCTTACCCGCAGCACCCATAAGCATCGACAAGCCAGACGAAGTTCGACCAGCGCCCTGAACGTTCAGGTCGCCATAGACATAAGCAGGAATACCAGAATGATCGTCAGCAAGACGGCTGAAGCGCTCATATACAGCCATAAGGGTCTGAGCATTATCTTCTGGCTGAGTAAATCGTACTGCTGGCGCACTCGATCCCAGAGGGTCGTTAGTAACTTGCCAAATCTTCCAAGGAGTAAGCTGAGTGATGTCCTCGTTGGGAGGAATTCGCTCAAGGTTGACTTCAACTTGGGGGCCGGAGGAGATTCCCATGTTGTTGACGAGGGCTCGCGCCGCCGCGTTACAGACGCTTTGGAGGTCTTCGATGATTTTCGGGATACCTTTGCCCCAGAACGCGCCCGGACATTTGATGAAGGAGGTTTTCGCATACGGCTTCTCTCCAAGCGGGTCATAGTTAAGCACCGCTTTGATAACGTAATTACCCACTACCCACACGTTCGCGTCGTATTCCTTGGCGGGATCTGGAACTTCGTCTTCCGTCATCCCCCACTCAAGCAACATCTTACCGCTGACTTTGCCCCAGAATTCCAGAGCGTCATACACTTCGGTCGGGCGCATGTATGAGTAGTACTTGCGTTCCTCCTCGTCCTTGATCAGTTCAACATCCTCGTTAATCCAAGACTGACCATTGCCAATTTCAAGGACTTTACGAATTGCATCCTCGTCATAACCCGGAACGCCGATAAGTTCGGACAGATCCATGCGGGTCATCGGATGATGCTGAAATATGTACCCTTCGTTGAAGTCTTCGATACCCGGCTCGGGGTACATACGGAAGGGATCTACGCGCTCGTACTCAGGGCCAAGTTTGTCGACAGGCTCGACCACTGTCTGCCCAGATGGTAGTACTTTCCAGCCCAACGTGCGCTGTCTGCGCACAACCGGGCCCTTAACAAACGCACACGGGAAAGTAACCAAGTCAGTGATAAAGTCGTTGAACGCCTTCTCCCAGCCGCCATGCGCGAACTGGTCTTGGATCTTCAACTTCATACGGTCAGCACGCGCCTGAGACTCACGCAAAATGCGGAAGCGATAGTCCTGAGAGACCATCTCTTTCATCTCAGCCATCTGCTCGGGACTTGGGGCTTGACCCAAATCCTGCACCATCTTCAGGACTTTCTCAGCAAACTCGGCCTGAATCTCTCGCGTTTGCGCAGGTGCTAAATCCGGAATCGGAGTAGCGTGTAAGTCCCACGGTGGGCTACCGTTATCCAGCAAGATATCTCGAAGCCAAGACTCCGCAGCGCGGCACTTGACCTCAGTGATCATCATGTAGATTTCGGAACCGCCTTGCGCACGAATGGCTGCAAGTTTGTCAGTCTCGTACTCACCGTTGCGCTGACGCAAAGCGCGAAGCATTTCATTCTCCAGAGGCTTCTTAGCCATCTGGGCTGCGTCCCAACACTCACGAAGATAACCAACTAACCCTAAGATTACAGGCTGATTCTGACGAGCCTGCATGGCCGCATCTGATGCAGCCTGCTCCTGTTTGGACAACTCGTCGTTACTAACGACTCGAAGAAAGGTTAGTCCAGCCATTTAGTTTACTTGCCGTAGAACCTTCGGTAAGCGCCCTGCATCTTCTCAGTCATGCTCTTGCCTTCGGCTTCCTTCATCATCATCTCTTGCTTAGCGCGGGTTTTAGCCGGGCCGAGACGACGCGAGGGGCCTTTCGACATAGACTTAGCAGGCATCGGCTTCTCGACCATGCCGCCCATCTGATAGGACTTAATCATCCCACCGCCCATATAGCTTCGGGGCTTTTCCGAACCCGACATCTTAGGATTGTCCGACTTGACCGAGTAGGGCTTGTTGCACTTCATGCGAATACTCCTCCGCGTTGTGCGGTTTGTACCACAAATCTAACAGAAGTCAAATAGGAAAAGAACCCCCGAGGGATTCTCGGGGGTTAAAGCTACGGGAGATTTAGTAGCACACAGAGGTAACAACAATGCGAGAGGAAACATATCAAGTCCAACCGGAGGCTGCAACCCTTTTAACCTCTCGCCGGTAGGGCATATTGCCAGAGTCGCTCGCGTTCGCAATGTGGAGCATCAGGTACTGCAATGCTTCGGCTACGTGGGAATGTTTGTTCTTGTCGATCTCCCCGTTGCCCTTGGGCTTGTACCGGTAGCCGCCCATCATGGCAGCTTTCAACTGTGTACACCGAGGGTCGACCACAAAGCCCGGATCGCCGTCCACCTGACGCATAAGGTATTCGTCCACCGCGTTGATACGCGCGGACACGTTGTTAGTCTTGGCCGGGATGACCTTAAGTCCCTCAGCCTTGATGATATCCACAGCACTGCGCTCGTCAGTCTGGGCACGCTGGATACCCGCTGGGTCTGTCACCACTAATAAAGGAATCCCCGGAAACCTTTCGTAAAGCATCGGCTTAAGCAAGGTTCTCACGAATCTCTGCACGCCCATGTCGAACGATACGCACTCGTCAAGTATCAGTGCGCGACCACGCGGGTCTTGTTGGCCGATAACTGCAGCCGGGGTTAACCCCAAATCCATCCCAATTACGATGGGTCTTACCCCATTTACGACGGGGCGGAGGGTGCTCTTGGCCATGTG